GGCGATGTTATTCACCCTGGCCAACCTGTTTCGGGTGGACCAAATGATACGTCAGTGGGAGAGATCTCACTAAAAACTGGGGATAACGCCTTAAATGGCGAAGAAACGGTCTAAATAGGCTGATTCGATGTGTTTGCGGGAAAAAAATCGGCCCAGATCCGCGAAATTTTAATCAGCGAGTCAGCTTGGGAAGAAATGACCTGCTTATTCGCACCTTCCCTAGCTTTATTTCACACAAATCCCGCTTATGCGGGATTTTTTTTGACCGCCGACCAACATTAGGCTAAGCCTATTGACATGACATTAGGCATAACCTAACATCAAGTGAGTCTGATGGACTATGTCATCTTGGCGGCACCAGTTTCCCCATTGTTTCTGGTTCGCCCTTTTACAAAAGACATCAGAGCACCACCGAGTGACGTGCCCTAACACAATCCGCCCGAGCGGATTTGCGGCCGCAGGTGCTCTTCTGTGTTGTGTGGAGAACTAACGTACCGCCATTGCAGTGGCGGTCCCCCATCAGCAAGAAATTTTAACCAGCTATTCACCCATTCTCATGGGTTGGGTTGCTGCACCCTAAATTTACGCGTTGCAGAGCGTCAGATGGAGAACAAAAGATGGCTAAGACAGCAAAACAACTGATTAAACAGGCGTACGAAATAGCCAAAACTATGCCACCAGAACAGGCAGCAATCATCAAGGAACTGGCTACCGTCCTCGATGTTTCGAATGTAGCTCTGCGCCAGACGCGCACCGAACGTGACGCCCTTCTTGCAGAGGTCAAATCATGGGCGAAAGAGTGTGATCGCCTGACCGAGCGACACACCAAGAATCGCACAAATATGCATGTTCTAGAGGCTATGCGCGATTTGAAGGCAATTTGCCCCACCAGCTTCCGTAACGTGGAGGCTCTCTGATGGCTAAAGACTCAAAGCTGGTATATGGCGCGAGTGGCAAAACGAACGTTTTAGCGTTTGAACCTGAAAAACTGCACCTGGTTACCGACAAAACGCACCCGCTTTACGATGAGCGTATCCACCTGCCTATCAGCGAGGCAATGGTGCTGAACATCATGGACCAGGGCGTTCTTGAGCCGATTATCGTCTGGAAAGACCCGGAAACAGGGCTGTCTTGTGTGGTTGATGGTCGCCAGCGTGTGCGCCATACACTGGAAGCCAATAAGCGTCTGTCAAAATTGGGCAAAGAACCGTTACTGGTTCCGGGAGTCCCTAAACGTGGCTCTGCCATTCGCATGGCGCAGGCGATGGTAAGTGCTAACGAAATCCGCCAGGCAGATACGCCGCTAGGCCGAGCAAAGAAAATGGCTGATGCGCTGGAGCGCGGGCACGATGAGGATGATTTAGCGCTGATGTTTGGCGTGAGTGTCCAGACCGTACGCGCAACTCTGTCACTGCTGGATGCCACCCAAGCTGTTCGCGATGCAGTGGAGTCCGGAACGGTCACTGTTACCCAGGCGCGTCAGTTGGCATCGCTTAAACCCGAAGAGCAACGGGAGAAGGTCAAGCAGATCGAGACAGCGACCGCCGGCACCACGGGCCATGAAAAAGCTCGGCGTCAGCGTCAGATCCTCGGTGATGCAAAGCCGCGCCTGAAAACCCGCAAAGAAATTACAAAAGCACTCGAAGATGCCAGTGGCGAATATGCCGAGGCTCTGCGCTGGGTGCTTGGGGAGGCGCAATGAATTTTGAACCTGAGAATTACAGCAAATACACCCTGCGTCGGCTCGCCGCCCTGTTAGATGTGATCTGCTGGGTGCTGATTGCCGTAGTAACCGTTGGTATCTGCATGTTTATTGAATGGTGGACAGCATGAGCAACGTAACCAAACCAACCAGCAAGGGGAAATTTGATGGGGCAGTTGATTACCTCTGCTCCGATGAGGCTCGTTTTCTGGTTATGCGGGGCGACTATAGCGAAGCAGATATTATCCAAGCGTCTGTATCCCAAGATGTGATTGATGCTGAATGAGTGGATGCCGAAGGGTGTGTTTTTCCGCCCTTCCGGTTACTACTGGAAGCCAGGAGGTACTACCGAGAATCTAGCCCCAGCAAACGCTTCTAAAGCGGAGGTTTGGTTAGCTTACGAGAAAGTCGTTGAAGGTCGAAAAAAACTACTCACCTTTCAACAATTGTGGAAAAAATTTTTAAATAGTGCTGACTATGCAGACCTTGCCCCCAGGACACAAAAAGATTACCTGGCACATGAAAAATACTTGTTAGCGGTTTTCGGCGATGCAGAAGCAAAGGCCATTAAACCAGAACACGTCCGACGCTACATGGATGCACGTGGTAAAAGAAGCCGTGTTCAGGCTAATCACGAGCATAGTTCAATGTCTCGTGTATACCGCTGGGGTTATCAGCGTGGTTATGTACCAGGTAATCCGTGTGTTGGTGTCGATAAGTTTCCTAAACCCCAGCGCGACCGCTACATAACTGATGAAGAGTACATAGCTATCTTCACTCATGCGACACCTGCAGTTAAAGCCGCGATGGAAATTGCGTATCTTTGCGCTGCAAGGGTATCTGATGTTCTTAAAATGAACTGGAATCAGATTCTTGATAAAGGAATTTTCATACAGCAAGGTAAAACTGGTATTAAACAGATCAAAGCCTGGACTGAGCGTCTTAGTGCGGCTGTGGATATTTGCAGGGAATGGGGACAGGATGGCCCTGTTATCAGGACAATGTATGGTGAGCGTTATTCATACAAGGGATTTAATGAAGCATGGAGAAAAGCGAGAAACGCGGCTTCTGAAGAACTTGGTAGGCCACTTGATTGCACCTTCCATGATCTAAAGGCTAAAGGGATCTCAGACTATGAAGGATCTGGCAGGGATAAGCAAAAATTCAGTGGTCATAAGACAGAATCACAGGTACTTGTTTACGACAGGAAAGTTAAAATCAGCCCCACGTTGAACAAGAAAATGAGATGA